TTAGTTAGTTAGTTAGTTAGTTAGTTAGTTAGTTAGTTAGTTAGTTAGTTAGTTAGTTTTTCCCGCAACATAGAATGTCATTATATTATCTTCTACGCCATTACCTTTCCAGTTATCTCCATTTTCTTCACCACCTCTTGGTTGAGTAATCAAATATCCTTCTTGTTGAAGGTTTCTGTAAAACTTAGTAAAAATTTTATTGAATGCTTCACTAGAGTTGTGAACATCTTTATGATTTAGTATAATTGGTATTCTAAATCTAGCAACCGGAGTTTTTCCATCAAGGAAATCTTTATGAACTATCAATTTATACATTGATGCCAGCAATTTCAAATAGTTGTTGTGGTGTTTTCATGAGTTTATTTCCTTCTTATAGTTCTGCAAAATCTTTTAGACTATTATCAATCAGTTCTTCTTGACATGCAAGAACATCTTTTCTGTTTTTCAAAATGTAGTTATTATTGATTATCGATGCAGCTTGTTTCAGTGGATTATTTGCTTTAGGTCCAATGATAACCGGAAGTCCTTCTTTGACATGAGAAAGTAATCCGCCAGCAAACTTATCATCATATGGAGCTTTTACATCAATGTTCAATCCAAGCAATCCTGTTTTTTGCCACACTGGCGACTCAAATAAAACTTTAGTGCCCTTTGATATCCACTTTGCGATTTTCTTGACAAAAGCTTCTTTATACTCCTTATGTTCGTTCAATGGATGCCATTCGTTATGTTTATTATACTTTATCAAATAAGTATTATCATCTGCAAGTGAATGCTTTGCCACTTCCTGAACGACTATTGCTGAAGACGGGTCTGTCATTGACACTCGAGCTAACTCTTTACCTACTAATTGCTTTTGAACAAAAAGTAATAACACATCGTCTGGTGTTGCGTATCCAGACGATGCTTCAGTAAGTGTTGCTTTTTGTGAGAAAAGTTCTTGAAGTTTCATTATTTTGCTTTAGAAGTAATGATTGATAGCAAGAATTTTTTGACTTCTTTTTCGAGATACTTTTGAGCACTCTTGTCTTCAACAACAATCTCAGCAAGTGTAACGATTTTGGTATTCTCTTGAGCTTCACGAACAAGATTTGGACGAGCATCTGGAGCAGATGGGTTATCAACAATATCGACTGTGACAAAGCTAAATCCACTTACACGACCATCAGTTCCAACCGAACCTGTTCCACGTGAGCTAACTCCAAGTCTAACTCCACCTTCCATGATTGCTTTTGCAATGTTTCCTGTTGGAGTGTTTAGAAGTTTCATTTTCCCAACTACATTGTTTCCGTCCATTCTCATTTCAGTAATTGCATGAGATACTTTTTCAAGATTGATTTTGATATTGTCTGGATGTTGCAACTCTCCCATGATCAATTGACCTGAAGCTATCTTTCTTGATGCTTCTTCTACAACTTTTTGCATTTCAGTCAATTGATAGATACGTCCATTGCCATTAGTACATTCGGATTGCATCATGATACCAGAAAGATAATAGTTCTTCCCATCATCAATACTTTCAATAAGATTAGCTTCTTCAGGTGCTAAGGTTTCACATAAAAATTGTGATGTCATATTAGTTTCTCCATGTGTATATGTTTGTTTCATTGATTTTCTATTTAGGAATTATTCCTAAAATCAATAAAGTTTATAATCCTAAGTTATCCATGCCACCTCCAGGACCTCCACCCATATCAGTTGGTCCTCCTCCTAATCCTCCACCAAGATCACCACCTAATCCTCCGCTCAAATCATCACCAGGAGGCGGTTCTGCTCCACCACCCATATCTAATCCACCACCGAGTTCATCACCACCTCCACCTCCTGCAGGTAGATCATCTTTTTCAATATGAGCAGGTTTGATTTTAGCAGCTTGTCTTGCTTCCATTTGAACAGGATCATAGATTTGACGTAAATCAGACACATTACAATTCTCATCAATCTCAAGTTCTTGTTTGAGCATTTTCTCATTCATTTGCATATCATCTTCAGTCAATCCTAAATAACGTTTCATTTTCCATCTCATTGATAATTGCTTCACATCCTCAATAGACTTGAATGCATTGATAAGGTCAGTATCAAGAGCATTTTGTCGATAGATACCAAAGTTTTGTGGTTCAGGTAATCTAAGTAAGAACAACCAATCTTCAACATTGATACCAATAGTTTTCAAGTAAATTTTGAACTGTTCATCCATAACATACTCAATCTTGTTCTGTAATCGACGGATGTAGTTAGCAAATCGAAGTTCGTCAAGAAGTGCAACACCCATCTTCCCGTCATTGTATTGTTGTGGTTGATTATCTGCACCACCTAAGTAAGAAGTCGGAACACGAAGACCTTTGTAGAGTTTCTCTCTGAAGTACTTAAGCTCATTCAACTCTCCAAGGTTCTCACCACCTGGTAATACTTCAACACGAGATGAACGGCCTGAGGTAGTCACTGGGAAGTAGTAATCTTCAGAGATAGAGTTAGGATTGTAGGTTCCATCGATAACGTCTTGATTGTTAGTCGTATTTGGCATTCTCTTCTGACGTATCTCATTCTTAATGTTTTCAAGATACTGCTTGATACGTTGTGACGGCATGTTCCCAACATCAACATAGAACACTCGTCTCTCTGGAGCTCTAACAAGACGGTAGATAATGACAGAGTCTTCAAGCATTTGAAGTTGTTTGAATGTTCTGAAGATAGGTTGTAGAACACTCTCACCAAATGGAGCACTTTCTCCCATTTCATCAGATAACGTAAAGTGTATGATACCTTCTGCAGGAACAACTTCTACATCTGTTATCTTGCCGGCATAACCAACCATTCCACCCCCATCTCCTTTCAGTTGATATGCAACTCGGTCACCTTCATCATTTAGGTAGATACCTAAGACTTTAGACGGATCAAGATATTCCCACTTTTTGGCGTCAGAGGTTTTCCTAAAGAAGCAGTCTCCATACTTTGACATAATGCGACCAATACGAAAGATACGATTGCTAAAGTCTTGAAGTTTTGACCAATGTCTTAGAGCCGCTCGAATAGTTGTAACAGTATTCTCTGACACTTCTTGGTCATCTTCAGTCTGGTACTCAATCTCAAAAGGAAGGTTTGTCGTTTCATCATCATTTGATATCTCTTCAGCAATGATGTCTAATGCACGAGAAATGTCAATGTCGTTGTCCATGCTATCATATTGAATGTAGCGTTGTAGCCGTGTTCCAGCACCTTTCATCACCTGAGTAAGAAATGCAACTGATGATGTTGCATTTGATAACCCGTTTGGACCATTCATGTTGGTCGAGTCACCATGCAATTGGGTATATTGCTTTTGACTTGACACAGGTGTGATTATTCTGAAGTAACTTTGTAAAGTTGCCATTTAGTATATCTCCGTGTGTATTAGTTGATGTATTCATAACGACCACCTCTACCAAACAAGGACGAATGACCTGGTATCGGTTTGAGAGACTTAGCGTTCTTATATGCTTCATCACTTGCTGTGACTAATGCAGCAAGCATATCAAGCTGGTCTTGTTCTATATTTAGTGACTTAGTTTGTGTGTCGTTCAAAGTAGTCAAGTAGTTTCCAAGTTTAGTGATTGTGTCTTTTGATAGTCTAATGACTGGAGCATCCGCTTCATTTGAACTACTAGAACTAGATGTCCCGGATGTAGAACTTCCAATAGGAGTTACTTTAGATGATGTAGTTGCACTCGGTTGAGGACTATAGATTGACGGAGGATTAGTTCCAGACGGATAAGAGCTATAAATTGACGAAGGACTAGTTCCAGATGATGGATGAGCACTTGCTACACCTGAAGATGATGAAGCACCTGATGAAGAACTGTCTCTAAATGCATTCCACGCTCCAAGAAGACCACCACCAACTGCCCCGGCTGCTATACCCAATGGGTTTCCGGTCATCATTCCTAAAGAAGCACCTGAAAGAGCACTTCCGAGCACTGAAGCCCATTTACCACCGGTTGACATTTCGCCAGTATTAGGATCAGTTTGATGGTCCATGATAGCATCCGTTGCCAATCCCGCAAGTACTCCACCTGCCCCACCCATTCCAATTCTTCCCCATCTTCCACCTAATCTTGAAGAACCATTAGGTGCAGGGCTTGCACGATTTCCTGACGGGTTTCTTACTCCTCTTCTTCTACGTTGAGTTTCGTCTCGTCTTCTACTTGCAGCTCTTCCTTGTGCAGTTGTTTGATCATTGGCGGCGGTATTTCTAACAATATCAAGTAGACTATCTCTCATACTTGTAATGGTATTGCCTAAAGGTTTTGCAAATTTCAACCATCCCCATACAGCTAAACCTATACCGCCCAATGCTTGGACAATCGGGTTACTTAACACAGTTGAAATGCTATGGCCGATGTCAATCAATGTTGCGGCCCAAGGTGGTATCTTAATATCACCATCAACTGTTTGCTTACCAAATGTACTCTGAACAAACTTACCTAAAGCATCAGTCGTTTTAGATGCTTCTCGACCTTGGTCCATCAATGCAGCTAACGGTCCAGTCAATCCACCTTCAAGAGCTTGTATCAAGTTTTCATCACCATAACTTCCACGTCTTCTTTCATCTGCTCGTTTCTGCATTTCAACAGCTGACTTCATTAGCATCTCCTTCTCATCAACTGTTGCTCTGTCACCCTTACGAACTATTTGACCAAGTTGAACTGCATTCTTCATACCAAGAACACCTGCTAACTGTTGAAACTTTGCTGCTTGAGTAAATCGGTCTGCTAACTTTTCTTTACCTAAGTCTTGAATTGATACAAGAGCTTTATTAGCTGATTGAGCACTAAGACCCAACTTGACAAAGTCTTCACGTAGTTTGAACATTGCTTCCATTCTTATTGTTCGTTCATCCTGACTTAGACCGTTCATTTGTTGCTGAATTGCTTGAGCATCAAACAGTTCGTCATTCAAAGCTTTGAACTCAGATGCAGAAGCACCGGTCAATACTTTCAATCGACCATATGCTTCAGTTTGAGCTTTCATTGCTTTCTTGACTTTATCGTTACTTGTAATGTCGATACCTGCTTTAGTAGCGTTCTTAGCAAAATCGACTGCAGACTTGGCTGCTTCTTCATTGCCCATACCTAACAGGATTAGACTTTTCTGACCTTCATCTAAAGCATCGGCAAAATCTCCTACATTGTCTCCTACACTATAGGCCATTCGACGGTTTTCTTGAAAGATCTTTGCAGTTTCGTCAAAACTTATACCTAACTTAACAGATGTTTGTTGAAGACGTGCAAAGCTACCAAGCAGCTGGCTAGAACCCAACATACCAATGTCAGCTGCCTTTACAAACTGGTCATATACTTTAGTGATGCTATTACCTAATATGGTCAAACCTAAGATAATCATACCAAACGGTCCCTTATCTCCAAACAACGCACTAGTGTATTTGCCAAACCTGTCATGGAAAGATTGCGTAAGTTTGGCAATAGCAACATGTTGAACTGCAATCTCTTGCATTCGTATCATGTCTGCTTTGATTTGGTTAGTATGTTCTCGCATAGCTTCAGCATTTTGGGCACGGCCATGTTCGTCTATCATACGATTTTTCACAGCAACTCTAAGAACTTCTTGCTGATGTTCCGCTAACTCACTACCAGCCTCTCGTAATTGATACAGAGTTTCAATGTATTCTGCTGTTTGGTCGCCGTGTTCTCGTAATAGAGCTTCAAAAACTTTACCATCTTCGGTGAGCTCCTGAATTGCTTCTGATAATTCACGAGACGAATTGAGTTCTCGTCCTAGATTTGTAAAACTTGACAAAGTTTCACTTGCGTCTAGTAACTTTGTGATATACTTATCATAAGCAGTATTTTGAAGATTAGCACCCTCAACCATTCCGGCTAACATTGATGATTGAGCCGAAATTGAACGGTTCATACTCAAGTTGTAATCTTCAAATGCATTCCAACTTGTACGCAATGGTTCAGTCAGACCAGCTAAAGCACGACCTAAGTTTCTTGAACTATTTTGAACAATTTCAGACTGTTCTAACTCTCCACGTTTAGCTTCAAGAATGATTTCACGAGCTGCTTGAGCTTCTTCTCGTTGTTGTTGAAGCAATTGCTTTTGGTCATCTGATAACGCTTGTTCCCCACCTTCAACACTATTCTTTAGACTCTCAATAGAAGTTATCAGGTTCGAAAGAGTATCTTCCAACTCTTGAATTGAGCGATTTTGAAGAGCATCACGACGTGCTTGTTGAGCATCATTTTGAGTAGTAGCAGTATTGTTAGTTCCACTTCCGGCACCACTACCTCGTTGAGTGCTACCTCTATCACCAGAGCTGGCTGACATGTTACTACCATTTCGTAACGCACTTTCTATCCTATTGAGAGTATCAAGTGTTCGTTGACGTAATATCGCGTCAGATGGTGTATTAGAACTAGAACCAGACATATTAAGTATTCTCTTTTAGAAGCTATGAATAAGTGTGACTATTTATAAAGTATAAATAGAGTTATAGTATTTATTGTATAATCATAACACCATATAAGGCAATATTCTCACATGATAAATGAACATAATCCCCTTCTTGCAAAACTAAAACTTCCTGGTCGTGTTCTTCAATTACCATCAAGAGGTCTTCTATATTCAAATGATGAACTTGATAGTTCTGTTTCTGCTGGAGAATTGCACATTCAGCCAATGAATGCTTTTGATGAAGTAGTTCTCAAAAATCCTGATATGTTATTCACAGGTAAAGCATTAGACCCCGTCTTTTCGAATTGTATTCAAGGTATCAATAAACCTACTGAACTATTCGGTAAAGATGTTGATGCTATTATGTTATTCTTGAGATTAGTGACATATGGACCAAGCTATGATATTACCGCAAATCATCGATGCGAACACGGCAAACAACACATCTATACAATCGACTTAGAACAAGTATTATCGAATATGCGATATCTTGACCCAACTATTATTGAAAAACAGTTTAGTGTCAAGTTAGAAAATGGACAAGTAGTAAAACTTCAACCTGCAAGATACAACAAAATCATTGATGTATTACAAGCAAATGAAGGAAAGGATAAACTATCGGTTCAAGATATTCAAAACAATATCTTCATGAACCTAATGAGTGTTATTCAGAGTATCGACGGAATTGAAGATAAAGATTTGATAAGTGAATGGATAAGATTTGCTGGGGCAAATCATGTTGAACGAATAGCAGGATATCTTGATGATATCAATGAATGGGGATTAGACTTGACTTCTACTTTGACATGTCGTGATTGCGGTGAAAAATTTGATGTAGAACTGCCTCTCAATCCTATATCTTTTTTCTCTTAATGCTCCGTTCAGGGGAACTAGAGCGAAGTCAAGCTCTAATTACTCAGCTCGGAGCAGAAATAAAATCAATCATACAGAGTTGTTTGGAACTTTCATGGTACTCAAGAGGAGCATGGACATATCACACAGTACTGCAGATGACAGCGGGTGAGCGAGACATTGCTTCCGACTTTATCAATAAACGATTGGAGCAGGAAGCAAAGAAACACAATCCCGTTTACTAACTTATAAATAACAAAGGAAAGCAACTATCTCACTAGTTGCTTTCCTTCTAATCAAATCATACTTCCTGGAGATATAACTTGACTGATTGTATTTATCAAACCCCAAATCTTACACCCAATCAACAAAAGTACCTAAAACATTACAAATTGTTATGTGAACGAGGTCAATCACGAGGAACAAAAAAAGAAGCTTTAGACTTCTATACTGAAGCACATCATATACTTCCTAAATGTATGGGTGGTAGTTTTGATAAAAGTAACATGACACTTCTAACACCTGAAGAACATTTTGTAGCTCATCAATTATTGGTAAAGATATTTCCTAATAATTGGCGATTATCAAATGCAATTATAAGAATGAACCATGATAGCAATATGGCGAGAGTTGGAAATAAAATTTATGGATGGCTCAAAAGAAAAATAAGTGATGATATGAAATCGCGAAATAAAACTAATGACGCCGGTCGATTAGCAGCATCTGAAAAACGTAAAGGTCTTACGAAAGAAAATTGTGAATTCATGGCATCAATGGCAGCAAAATTGTCAGGAAGAACCAAAGAAGAATATCCACATCTTAGAGAATTAGGAGAACGTAATAGGTTATTCCAAAGCGGAAAAAATAAAGAAAATTGTGAATGGAAAGCTAGAGGAGCAGAAAATCAAAACAAACTTCCACCTGAACTTAGGAAGTTTGTTATTGACCAACGAGAAACATATAACAAAACTTTCCCAGAAATCAAAGATATGCTCGATGAGTTAGGTTACTCTCTTACAAAGTCTGCAGTAGGCATAATTTATAGGAGAGAAACTCGTCAGGGAAAGTATGCTAATTCTTAGTTACTTCTAAAGTTTCGTTTCATTGAACGATAGATACCACGAACTGACATTGGTTCGTTGGTCATCTGTCCATAAGCTACAAATGTAGCATTATACTTCGGACGACCGGTTTCACTATCGAAAATTGGACCACCGTCAATATCTTTCAATAGTTCAAAACGATACTTACGACGACCTTCGTTTTCAACTAGAGCTCGCGTTAAAGTAACTTCAGATAAAGTAGCTAAAGTTTTGGCATCTTTTCTTAATGCTTTTGCAGTTTTTAGGTTCATATAGGTATTTCCTTCTGTT